TCGCGGCTCTTCAATAAAGGAAAGTATTTCAAATACTCATTTAATCCAAGTATCTGAAAAAACTTATATAAAACATAACTATAAGATAAGAAATTTTTCCTATCCTTTGGACAATGCTTTAGAAAAGGTGCTTGAATGCTTCTAAACATATTGCATAATTTATCTTCTAACTCTGGGCTAAATTGTGGTGTAGGTATTCCATTGATCCTATTTATTATATAATTAATATGCTCATAGTACTTATTTATCCTTAGCCTTTTAAGGATATCTCTCATTTTCAAATAGGTTATTTTTTTTAAATCAGTAATCTTCTCTTTTTTAATTTCTATCAAAATCTTTTCAAATATCTCATCCGGTATATCAGTACTCTCTTTGCCCTGCACTTGGTTACACCACTCTCTAAAGTGGTTTATCCGTTTATAACAAAAATGCGAAGTATCCTTAGTATTCTGTTTTAATATAGGTCTATTTTGCTCTACTAATAGTAATTCCTGATATCCACAAAAATTACACACAATTATTGCATCATACTGAAGACACGTCATGTTATTTTTGCATATTTTGCAAATTTCTATATTTTCTTCTTCAACTGTTCTAATATATTTATTGTTTATTATAGCCATATATTTATCTACTAAAGAACTCTTGTCTTGCATAGTTTCCATTTTATTATCCTTATTATACTCATAAGAAGTTTCTAAGCCTCTATCTTTCAGGTCATCTTTAGAATCATCGACAACGGTTTTTTCAACTATAGGTTTTTTATTGTCTATATTATTTAGCGCCTCTAATACATTTATTGTATTTGCTACTATCCCCTTCTTTTTCTTGCTATCCTTTTTATATATTTTTGATTTATTATTAATATCCTTTAAATAGTTTAAATTTTGATTGATATCCGATTGTTTATTCACGGTATCATAGTATTGAAAGAGTATATCGCTTGTACTCTTATAATACTCTATTTCATCTAATTTATTTAACTCATATAATTTTGATTTGATATCTAATATTTCTTCTCCTAATTCTATATTACTGAACCATAATTTACTACTTGTCTCTTTATCACTGGTATTCTTTATAGTATTTAATATATCATTTTTCTGCTCTTCACAGTATCTCAATTTATTCTCGTAATACAACTTTTCCTTATCGCTTTTTTCAAAATCCCTTATCATATTATTATGCATAGCATCTAATGTAAAAGTTTCATTTATATCAGCAGCCACCTTTTTCTTTGATGACTTTTCTTTAAACATCATTATATTTGAATTATAAATATTAAGGTTTATATATAAAATTAAAATTGTGTCTTATAATCTATATTTTTTTCTCCTCTAATAGTATAAAGAATATAGCGTAAATGGGTGGTGGTCTTCTTCAATTAGTAGCTTATGGTGCTCAGGATGTTTATTTAACTGGTAATCCTCAAATTACCTTTTTTAAAGTAGTTTATCGTCGTCATACTAACTTCGCTATTGAAGCTATTCAACAGACATTTAACGGAAATGCCGGTTATGGAAATACCGTAACATGCCAAATATCGCGCAATGGTGATTTAATAAATCGCATGTATTTACAGGTTGATGTACCTGCGAGAAAAGCGGCTACTACAGGTACCTATGTTAATTACCTCGGTTTACGTCTAATTAAATCAGTTGTTATTGAAATTGGTGGGCAACAAATAGATAAACATTATTCCGATTGGCTATACATATGGAATGAGTTATCTTTACCTATCGGCAAGCGATATGCCTATGATACCATGGTTGGTGCCGATAAAGACATATTAACCGGAAAAGGCGCTACATTATATATACCTTTCGAGTTCTGGTTTTGCAGAAACGTAGGTCTTGCTCTGCCTTTAATCGCCCTTCAATATCACGAAGTTAAAGTTAAAATCGAGTTCGATTCCCTCGCAAATTGCTGCGATACTCCGGCCAGCTTCGATAATTTACAAAATGTTTCATTATGGGTCGATTACATCTTCTTAGATACCGATGAACGCCGAAGATTTGCTCAATTATCCCACGAATATTTAATAGAACAGCTTCAATTCACCGGTACTGAAACCCTTAACAAAAATACTAACCGTATTAAATTAAACTTCAATCATCCCTGCAAGGAATTAATCTGGGTAGCTAAAAGCAAAGGAGCTTACAAACCCAACAGATGGTATGATTATAATTTATACGATGCCCTCGATGCTGATAATGATCCCACGGGCTCTCTCAATTACACCAGCAACCTTACTATATATGGTGTAAAACCCGAAAAATACAAGAACCCTTTTACCAGCGCCATTCTCCAATTAAACGGCAATGATCGCTTCGCTGTAAGAGAGGGCATGTATTTCTCGCACGTCCAGCCCTTCCAACATCACACTAACGTCCCCGTTAATAACCCCATTAACGTGTACTCTTTCGCCTTAAAACCCGAAGATCATCAACCGAGCGGCACTTTAAATATGTCTCGTATAGATACCGCTACTTTGATGGTTGACGTCGTTGACCCCACTAAAGGCAACACTGTTACTTCGGCTAATTTCGACTACGAAGGCATTAATATATACGCCGTTAATTATAACGTATTACGCATATTATCCGGAATGGGTGGTTTAGCCTATTCTAATTAAAAATAATTAAGTAATTATAAAAATGTGTTATATCATTCCCTTTTTTTTTTCTCCTCTAATAGTATAAAGAATATAGCGTAAATGGGTGGTGGTCTTCTTCAATTAGTAGCTTATGGTGCTCAGGATGTTTATTTAACAGGTAATCCTCAAATTACCTTTTTTAAAGTAGTTTATCGTCGTCATACTAACTTCGCTATTGAAGCCATACAACAAACTTTCAACGGAACTCCTGATTTCGGAAATCGCGTAACCAGTCAAATATCGAGAAACGGCGATTTAATACATCGTGTATACTTAGTTGTTACGAATTACACTTCGACCAAAAAAGTATGCCCGTACTTCGGTCTTCGTTTAATGAATTATGTTGAAATCGAAATCGGTGGACAAAAAATAGATAAACACTATTCTCACTGGATGTATGTATGGAACGAGCTCACTTTACCTACCTCAAAGAAGGAAGGTTATAGAAAGATGGTCGGTGCTAATCCTACTGAAGCCGTATTAACTGCTGCTAATCTATATATTCCTTTAGAATTCTGGTTCTGCAGAAATGTCGGTTTAGCCCTTCCTCTAATTGCTCTCCAATATCACGAAGTTAAAATAAATATCCTCTTCGAAGACAAAGCTAAATGCATAGCTTCTTCGGAAACTGGCGATCTATCTCCCCTATCTTCTGCCTCTACCACTCTATGGGTCGATTATATCTTCTTAGATACTGATGAACGCCGAAGATTCGCTCAATTATCTCACGAATATTTAATAGAACAATTACAATTCACTGGTGCCGAAAGCGTAACTAATCTAACTGATGTCGCTGCGAATGTTGTACAAGTAAAACCCAAATTATCCTTCAATCATCCTTGCAAAGAGCTTGTATGGTTTGCTACCAGTGATTTTACCGCCGGTACTAAAAATAACAACTGGATGAATTATGGCACTACTGTTAACTCGTATGATACCGCCGGTACTGGTGTCGAATTTAATTCATCGAGCGCTGTAGTATCCACAAATCCTGTTAAATCTGCTAAACTTGTACTAAACGGCAATGATCGTTTCAGCGAACGCCCCGGTTCTTATTTCAATTTAATACAACCTTACCAGCACCACGGCAGTATCCCTGCTAACCCCGGTATCAACGTATATTCTTTTGCATTAAAACCCGAAGAACATCAACCGAGCGGCACATTAAATATGTCTCGTATAGATACCGCTGTATTAAACTTGAGTTTAACTGGCTTACGTTCAAGTCTCAATGGCGCTGTTAACTTACATGTATATGCCGTTAATTACAACGTTTTAAGAATATTATCTGGTATGGGCGGTTTAGCCTATTCCAATTAATATGTTTAATATGTTAAAGTAAAAGTAATAAAGTTTTATTATGCATTGTTAAATTGCTATAATATCCCTTTTTTTTTTCTCCTCTAATAGTATAAAGAATATAGCGTAAATGGGTGGTGGTCTTCTTCAATTAGTAGCTTATGGTGCTCAGGATGTTTATTTAACTGGTAATCCTCAAATTACCTTTTTTAAAGTAGTTTATCGTCGTCATACTAACTTCGCTATTGAAGCTATTCAACAGACATTTAACGGAAATGCCGGTTATGGAAATACCGTAACATGCCAAATATCGCGCAATGGTGATTTAATAAATCGCATGTATTTACAGGTTGATGTACCTGCGAGAAAAGCGGCTACTACAGGTACCTATGTTAATTACCTCGGTTTACGTCTAATTAAATCAGTTGTTATTGAAATTGGTGGGCAACAAATAGATAAACATTATTCCGATTGGCTATACATATGGAATGAGTTATCTTTACCTATCGGCAAGCGATATGCCTATGATACCATGGTTGGTGCCGATAAAGACATATTAACCGGAAAAGGCGCTACATTATATATACCTTTCGAGTTCTGGTTTTGCAGAAACGTAGGTCTTGCTCTGCCTTTAATCGCCCTTCAATATCACGAAGTTAAAGTTAAAATCGAGTTCGATTCCCTCGCAAATTGCTGCGATACTCCGGCCAGCTTCGATAATTTACAAAATGTTTCATTATGGGTCGATTACATCTTCTTAGATACCGATGAACGCCGAAGATTTGCTCAATTATCCCACGAATATTTAATAGAACAGCTTCAATTCACCGGTACTGAAACCCTTAACAAAAATACTAACCGTATTAAATTAAACTTCAATCATCCCTGTAAGGAATTAATCTGGGTAGCTAAAAGCAAAGGAGCTTACAAACCCAACAGATGGTATGATTATAATTTATACGATACCCTCGATGCTGATAATGATCCCACAGGC